AAGTCTGGTGGCTTCAAGCCAAATACAATGGTTGTTGGCAAAGAAGTACGTGACATCTTGATCAACCACCCTGATATTCTTGCACGTTTGAACGGTGGTTCAACCATCAACAACCCTGCATTGGTAACAGATGGCAAGTTGGCTGAAATCTTTGGCGTAGAGAATTTCTTCGTCATGGAAGCCGTCAGCAACACTGCTGCTGAGGGTCTCACAGAGGTTAACGCCTTTATCGGTGGCAAAAACGCAATGTTGTGCTACACACCAAAAGCTACTGGTCTTATGACCCCTGCTGCTGGTATGACATTCGCTTGGAACTCAGTTCCCGGCGTTAACAACCTTGGTGTTACAGTTGAATCATTCTCTGATGATGCACTGAAGCGTCAGCAGGTTGCAGAGCACATCCAAGTTAAGATGTCCTACGACATGAAGGTTGTTGGCCCAGACTTGGGTTACTTCTTCAGCGCAGTCATCCAGTAAGTTAGCTTACTATAATAACGGAGTGCCCCTTAACGGGGGCATTTCCCAACATATAATATAACATAATAGTATTCATATAATGGAGAGTAACATGCACCCCACATACTTGGGAATACAAGTCGATTGGCCTTTGTTTGTCAAGATGCCCTTAAATGCAGACGGTAAACTTTGGAAGACGGGAGATCACTTTAATTGGTTGGAACGAGGGATTGATGCAGACAAAGTAGCAAGCCTGTACGTCACTAATTACGTTCATCACAACGAAGAACTAGCAGTACAGAACAAAGTCGGAGATCGACTGTCTGAACTAGCTGGAAAACAACTAGACACTTTGGTTAATCTGATGAACGTAGAGGTCAAGAAGAGAACCTCTAGCAATACAGAGTATGAAGCTAAGAAGTGCAAGAAATCAAAGCTAGATGACAAGCAACGTGGTCTTATTCGTCGCTTCCTTAACGTAAGCCACTGGATCACAGAAGACTTCTACGAAATACGAGATAGCATTATAAGCTAACAACAACGGAGACGAATTATATGGCTTGGAGTTATAACCCAGCAGACCTAAATACTACCACAGCCGCTGGTAGGTTAAACGTAGTTCGTCTCCTAACTGGTGACACTAACACTCAAGACCAACAGGTTGAGAACGAAGAGATTACATTTGCCCTCGCTGAGAATGGTAACAACGTGTACTACTCTGGCTCTTGGATCGCTCGTGCTATTGCATCTAAATACTCTAGACAAGTAACGACAGAACTAAGTGGCGCTCTGAGCGCACGTTACTCTGATCTAGCCAAGCAGTATAAGACCCTTGCAGACAACCTAGAGTATCAAGGTAAGACCTCTGGTGCTGCTGTGGGTATCTTGGCTGGTGGCATCACTAAGAGTGGCGTAAATGCTGTGAGAGCTAATACTAATAGAATTGCACCAGTTTTTAGCATGGACCAATTTAAGAACCCTCCAAGCTATCAAACACCAGAATACGAATAGGAGTAACATATGTCATTTCGCTCCTTTGACTTATTGAACCTAGTAAAAGACTTTGGCTCAGATGTAGTCCTTCGTAAGACTGTAATAGACGGAACATATAACCCTGCTACTGGAACTGTGGATGGATCAACCTCCCAAGACTTAACTACAACAAGTTACTTCTTTAACTTCGCTGTAGGGCTTAACACTGGTGTATAATTCCAGCACTAGGACTTGCAGTAGCTCCTGACGATGAAGATAAAATCATAGGCTTAGGCAGTACATACGAGGTAGTCTCAGTACAGACCTTCTACAGTGATGGCGTTGCCGTTTGCTACGTCTGTGAGGTTAGAGACTAATGGCTCAATTAAAGCAAAGTATTCAAACCACCTTCGATGGCCTCAAGAAACAGATCGAAACCAAGTCAGCAGACGCTATTAAGGATCGACTAGAAGACGTAGCAGACTTCGCTGTAATGGTCTCCCCTGTTTCTACTGGTGCCTATGTTAACTCCTTTTCCATCGGTAAGGCAGGTTTTGGTGGCGGTCGATCAGTGTCATCTGATAACAAGCCTATGTATCAGGATGAAATGCTTATGAAGCAGCAAGCTTTAGACAACCTGCATCGTGACATAGATGCACTAGACATAGCGCAAGACTTAGAAGATGGCAATGCTAGGTTCACCCTCCGTAACCGATCTCCTCACGTTGAAAACGTAGAGAATGGCATAGGTTGGAAACGAACAGCGGCCTACGAAGTCTTTAGGAAAGTTAAAGGGAGGTTCTCATAATGGCTGCAATTTATGATGACATAAGAGCCGCTCTTGAGGTACATCTATCTCAAGTGGTAGGCATACCTCAGATTGCCTCGGAGAACGTCTCTTACACCCCTACGACAGGCACTCCCTTCGTTCAGCCGAAGCTACTACCTTTGTCTCGTAGGTCTGCTGTACGAGGCTTAAATCCGCAGCAACGATACGATGGCCTATTCAGAGTATTCTGTTATGTGCCAGAAGGCAACGGACCATCCGCTGCTGACAACTTAGCTAATCTGGTGATAGACGCCTTTGACGCTGCAACTGATATAACAAATGGTGGCACTAGGGTTTCTATTGACTACGCTGAGAGAGAAAGCGGTTTTGTAGACAGCCCTTGGTATTACGTCCCAGTAATCATCAAGTATTATATCTACGCTTAGAGAAAGAACCACAATGATTAAAGCAACTAAGAATTTTGCCTACTCAGGTAGAACATACTTCGTCGGTGATGAAGTTCCCGCAAACGTAGCTACGGCACTTGATCCAAGTTATACGGAAAAGCCTAAAGCTAAGAATAAACCAACTTACACTAACATCACTCTTGAAGGAGAATAAATATGGCTTTTGCACAAGGTAGCCGTTCCAGTCTATCGTCCATCGCAGAGACTGCATTCGGGACTACACCAGCAGCACCAACTTTTGCGTTGCTGCCAATAAACTCACACTCTTTAGATTTGACCAAAGATCGTGTTGAAGGCAATGAAATCCAAGCTGACCGTATGCCACGGGTTGACCGTCACGGCAACGTACAGGCTGGTGGTTCACTCGAAGTTGATCTCCGTAAAGGTGACTTTGACGGCTTGATTGAATCTGTTATGATGAACGCTTGGGACAGCTCTCCTGCTGATGCACCCGATCTTATTAAAGTCGGCACTACACAGAAGTTCTTCACAATGGAAGATCACGCACAGGACATCACTCAGTTCCGCCTGTTCACTGGTCTCTCAGCTTCATCAATGAACATCTCTATCGCCCCTAACCAGATGATCTCAACGACATTTGACATGGTTGGCAAGACTATGGTTCAATCTACTACTACTGGCTCCACAGGCGGCGCTCCTACAGCAGCCTCAGCCAACCAGCCATTCGACAGCTACTCAGGTACAATCTCTGATGGTGGTACTAGCATTGCAATCGTTACGTCCATTGACTTCTCTGTGACTAACTCCTTCGCACCTACATTCGTTGTTGGTAGCTCCGCCGCTCAATCTCTTGAGTTTGGTCGCGCTGTTGTTGAAGGTACGATGACTGTTTACTACGAAGATGCTGCACTCATTGACAAGTTCATCAATGAAACTGAAAGTGCTATCGTCATTAACGTAAATGATCCATCTGGTGCAAGTCAGTATACATTCACATTTCCACGGGTCAAATACAATGGTGCTTCTGTTCCATTGCAGAACCCACAGTCACGTTTGGTAACTCTCCCGTTTGTAGCCTTGTACGACACAACGCTGAACACAAACCTGATGGTTAATCGCCCTGACACTACCTAATTCCTAGCTAGGATAGGGGAGCATTGGTGTCGGGTCTGATGCTCCCCACTATAAATCACCCGACTTAACCTCGACAATCAACTTATAAAAGGAATCCCGACATGGATTTAATGAACATTGGTGCTACAAAAGAAACCTCAGACGTAACCCTGTACAATCCGATCAACTCTGAAATTCTCGTTAATGATGACAAATCAGAGATGACCATCACAGTACATGGCCCGTACTCGAAGAAGTACAAGTCAATCTCACACGCTCAACAGAACCGTCGCTTGATGAAAGCTCAACGGACTGGCGGAAAGCTCAACCTTACTGCTGAAGAGCTAGAAGCATCTGCTCTTGACCTTCTGGTGAAGTGTGTTGAAGGTTGGAAGATTACGCTTGGTGGTGCAACCCCAAAATGCACAGAAGCTAAGGTACGTGAAGTGTTTGATACACTACCTTGGGTACGTGAGCAAGTAGACGCTGCATTGGGCGATGCTCAAGCTTTTTTGGACAAGTAAAGGCAGAGCTAGAGGATTTCGCTGAATACTCCTTCAAGATGGGTAGAAAGGTCTCAGGTGGCAAAGGTAAAGCTACTGAGGCCGACCATCTAGCTCAAGTTGCCAAACAACTGGGGAAAGACTTACAGGAAGTTGAGAAAGCCAATGCTGATGCAATCTTTCCTGATGTCGCCTCGCACTTGTGGGCCACTTTCATAGAACT